CTTGGTCATACTCAAAACTGTTAGGATTTACATTTTGTAAAGATAAATCTAGTGCATCATGTATTGCAGTTCCTGATGTAGCTGGTACACCAAACTCTATTTTTTTTCTTTCTTCAGATGTAAGTTTAACATATTTAAACCACCATAAATTTAATGGTATGTTTAACTGCGAGGCAGAAAAATGTTTTATATCATATTGCTCTAATTTATTTTTAAGTTCCATTTTATTCCTTTTCCCCATTATACTCAATTATTCACATAGGTCAATACACAATATTAATAAAGTTAATTTGTAATTTTATTTGAAAGGTATACATCAATTTTTATGGAAACTTATTTACATTTAACAACAGCAAGCGTCATCATTATCTGTCTAAGTAAGATATTCTAAATCTTCATTGACAGACTCTGACTCGTTAGTTCTTTTACGTCTAGTGCCACAACTAATGGACAAATCAATAGACATAAGATTAACATTGTTGTCGTTAATATAGTGAAAGAACATTATACAAATAGCACTCGTAATGTTTAGTAATATGTTCTTCCACTCGTTTTTATTACCAGTAAAAACAAGTCCTCCCTATTCTTTAGTGAGGACTATTTTTTTGATTTTATTTAATAAAAAAAGCTAGATTTTACGATTTTTTTGTGGTTGCCGAACTATGTCGAAATTGTGTTAGCCACCTAATAATGGGTTTCGGCTATTATCATTAGCCTTTTCTAACTTCGATACCTTTTCTTCAAGTATAGCTATCTTTGTTTCTAGTGGCGAGACATCAACAGATGTTATTTCAACAGCTTCTAAATTATCTAAACGATTATTTATTGTTGTTACATTCGTGGCTACTGAGTAAAAACCTCCACCGATACTGGCGATAATGCCCACCAGCACAACGTACTTCTGTAAATTATCCATTAAATTTTTCATTAGTATCTCCTAAATAAATCTAAATTCTGACTGCTCACCATTTTATTCATTGCAATAGATGAGGCTTCTGTCATTGATATATGTGCATTAATATTATCACTTAAAACAACATTTGTATATATTTGATAAGGTTCGTAAAAAGTAACGTCTGGAATACTCATTGCAGAATAATTATCCCAACCTTGTTTATAATTCATCAATGCAATTAAACTAGACTGTCCTTGCACATCATACTCACCACTTTCGTTTTGGTTTTCTTCTATCTCCTCTTGCAAACTTTCCATGTTACTTTGGATTACACTAGCAACAACTTGGTCTGCTTCTGATGATGTCATAACATCACTCGTAATTGAGGTAATTTCATTGGTTATGCTATCAGTCGTTACAGTCTGAACTTGTACGATAGCAACGCCCATTGCGTCATTACCAATAGGATTGACTTCGATAGTTTGGACAACAGACTGCAAAGCATTTTGTGTTTGTGTTTGCTCGGCAGCGATTTGATTACTTATGCCAGATTGCGAAAAATCACTAGAGCCAGATACAGCATTATTTTGTGATTGTGATGAACTATTCGATTGGCTAACAATAGAAGATGTTAAGTCGTTTATATAATTATTTGTCGATACAACATTTCTACGAACATTATTTTGTCTTTCTTCAGGCTCGTCAATCTCATCAATTTCTTCTAGTTCTTCTATTGGTTCTTCAAATATTTCTTCAAAAACTATTTCTTCTAGTTCTTCTTCTAGTTCCTCGATTATTTCTTCAGGCATTTCTTCTAATTCTAAAACTTCTGCGATCTCAATATAATTATCTTCTGGGTAAATATCTGGTAATAAATCTACAGTCGGTAGTTCAAGAATGTCTAATGGTCTTTCATTGTCATTGCCCACAACATCAATAACATCAACATAATCAGGCTCAATAAAGATATTGTTTTCAAAATCCAACTCCTCCTCTAGTTCAAATAATGTAATATCTTCTTCAATATCAATAATATAAATATCTGTTGCCAAGCCTTCACCTGTTTCATAATTTATAGTATCAAAACCTAAGTATATATCATCATCAATGTCGTCAAAGGCAGAATACCCATAATCCTCTGTATCATTGCCTAATAAATTATCTATAAAATCTAATATGTCATCTTCTTCTGTATCATTTCCTAGATTGTAAACATTACATAAAGCAGAAAAATTTGAGTCTGTAAGACACTCTGACGATAGATTAGAATAAGACTCATCAATTCCTGTGGATAAACTAAAAGCATCTAATTCAAGTGATGTAGAATTAGTATCGTCATACCAAAGATACTCTACATAATCAGTCATGCTATACTGCAAACCTATGTTAGCATCATGATAGTCAATATTAACTTCTTCATATAAAAATTTTATATCATTTGTTGTTTCATATAGTATAACCTCAAATGTACTTTTACGACCATTAGAATATTCTGATACATTATTCCACATCACAACAAAATATTGATTAGTGTCTGCTGTATTACCAAATGTCTGATAGTAAGGTGATTGATTGCCACTTGCTCTACGAATAAAATCTGAGTGTAATGGTTTTATAGAATTATTATATCCTGTACTTGGAAACCTCTCCACTAAATAATTTCTTCTGCGACTAACATCAGAATTAAAATTATTTACAGAACTAAAAGTTAAAAAACCATTCATAGCAACTGAAACATTATCATAAGTGTTAGTTCCAAAAGTAAAATCAAAACCTATGGGAACATTTGCTAAACCATCATCTGATAATGATAAGCCTGCACCTGATTGTGTAATGTCAATTAAAGGGTCAGTACCGACAGTAAATTCAGTATTTGCCATAGCAGACCTAATATGAGAAAGAAAAGTCATAAATCCTACGACAAATAAAATAGCAATAATTATAATAACAATATTATATATTGCTTCATATATATTTTTTAACATAATTTATGATTTTTATATTTACGACAAAAATCTTTTTTCTTATATGCTTTTGCTTTTATTTTTTTATGGTCGTATTTGTGTTTTATTTCTTCCCAATCAGGTCTTTCTTCTGGGTTTTCAGTCCAGTAAGCTAACGCTTCTTTTCCTATTAAACCTTTACCATCAACAACAACTGGACAAGGTGTATTTGCATAGTCTGTCATTGCTCGAAACACACGAGGGTCGCTACACAAAAGGGCTATACTTGCAACTTTCATGCCTTGTGCGGCTAATTCACGAGACAAAAGAACTAATTGACAATTTTCATCTATGATACTTCTGCCACTGGCAATACCAAATAAATTTGTTTGAATACTCGCTGAAGCTCCTGAAGTGCATACTAGTTGACTGTACGAATTGATAGAGGGTGCAATACTAGAACTAACTTGCCCTTTAATACGTTGTGTAACTACCTGACGAGAATTGCTGTTACTATTATTTTCATTAACATTAGTATTCTGATTAACGGAAGAATTAATATTTTCGTTTTTTGTTTCAACGCTTGATGTAGAAATAGAAACATTATTGTTATTATTAGTATTAACTGAGGTATTCGTTTGATTAACTGTCGAACTTACAGATTGATCTATGTTTGATGTTACATTGCTGACTGACGTGTTGTTATTCGTGTTAGTGTTGACCGAAGTGTTATTATTTGTATTCGTTGACGTTGATGTATTCGTTGACGTTTGATTTATGGTCGTGTTGTTCGTGTTAGTGTTGTTTGAAACGTTTGTATTTTGATTATAATTATTATTGGTTGAGGTAACTGTGGAGGTCGTTGTCGTATTATTAGTGATGTTGCTATCTTCAGCAAAGGCTAACCCTATGACACCAAATATTGCCAAGCCCACTATTGTATATGCTCTTAAAGTTTCTTTCAACATAGATGTGATTTTTAATGATTTTAAAACCTAAAGCAAGATGTTTAGAGGGGGATAAAGTGAACCCCTAATAATTATTTGACATATTTTGAAAACAGAATTATCTTTTAAAGAAATTAATTTAGGAGAAAAAAATGGCGAAAGCAAAAACAACTAAGGTTAGCAAGAAAAGAGCAAGAAATTCTAAAGGACATTTTATTGCAGATGACCCAAATACACCAAACATAAATGAAGCCTATGGGGAGAAACCTGCATCAAACAATAATATACTTGGTATTATTCTTGCTGTTTTATTAATTGCAACATTATTATTTTTAGGAGGTAAATAATGACGTTAGAAGAATACATAAAAGAAAAAAAAATAAAAATTGAGGATTTAGCAGAAAAAATAGACGAACCTCATCACCGAAATGTATATCGTTATATGCGAGGTGTAATACCACGAGCTGATAAAATGGAATTAATTTATAAAGTAACTGAAGGGGAAGTAACCCCAAACGACTTTTATCCATTTTTAGGGCAATGATATGAACATAATAACAAATGAACCAATTAAAGTAGATTTAGAGCCAAGAGAGGTAAGTTTAGTTTTTGAATGTGCTAAAAGGCGTGAATTATCATCAATGTTAAAGAAATCAAAGACTTATGTTGGCAACGAAAAAGAAACTTTTTTTGCTCATTTGATTGGCAGTGCAGGTGAGTATGCTTTTTGTAAGCATTTTAATCTGTTCTGGTCAGCTGACTACGATACATATAAAAGTGAAGCTGATGTATATTATAAAGGCATGGATTTTGAAATTCGTACACGAACTAAAAAATGGTATGATT